TCCCTCTTTCATTAATCCGCCTGTGCCTTTTATCTGCACTTTGAATGGGCGGCCTGCCTGGTTCATAACGATGCAGTCCTGTGGCAGGTAATCTCCTAACGGGATAAAAACCTCAAGCCCCTGCCTTAGAGCTTCAGTAAAAAATATCTGCTCGTACAGGTTACCCTGTCTCTTCATCTTCGTCCGAAAGTTCTATCTCACTCTCGAACTCCAAGACATCTTCACCCAGCCACTCGTTAAGATCATCCATTGCGATCTTGGCCATATCCATATCCTCAATGTCGGACTCATCCAACCATCGGTTTAATAAAGCACGATGCTCGTTCTTAAATTTTTGATGCGGAGTGATCGTCATCTTTCTCATCGAGTAATGTTATGATGCGGTGAAAGGCGGCAATCTCACCCGATAGTCGGGCAAGCTTTTCGGGGCTATCGATGTGCTGGTAATCCATGAAATCCAATAAGCACGATTCTTTCTGCTCATTTATAAATTTAATAATGGCCTTGAACTCGGTTTGATCCTTTAAACCGGCAACTGCGTCTTGAATGGTCATGCTTTCCGTTTTTTAGGCTTTGCCTGTGACGCTTTGATGGCACTTGATTTTGGATAGCCCTTATCACCAGGTTTATTCATCCGCTCGCCCGAGCCTGCTTTAATGCGTTTCTTCTTAGCGGCGATATTTGCCCACAATCCAGGTTTCTTCTTTTTCATTACCATTTAACTTTGTCGGCCCAATAAGCCGCAGAGGTTTTACCTTTTGCGATATTTTTGGCGTGTCTGTTTTTAAAATTTGCACGCTTTTGCTTCATAGCCTGACTCTCACCCTTCTTTGGCTTGCCAGCAGTTTTAGCACCCTGTTCGCCAAATCGAATCAACTGATAATTCTCCCTCTCGTTTTTGATCAAAACTGCATGGGATTTAGTTGGGTGATTAGGTGTACGCTTGGGCTTATTTACCCCCGCAAACTTCATTCCTCTATAGTTTATGCTCATACACTTGTGCCTGGTACATTGCCTGGTGCAGTCCCTAGCTGTCCGATTTTAGCGTTCTGCTGTTGAGTCTGCTGGAACTCTAGCTGAGAAGCATATGTTTGTAACCTCTTCGCAAAGTTTTCATCGGATTGTAGTCTCTCTTGTACGTCGGTTGCTGGTATCGCTTCACTTCCGGCAATGTACGATTGTAAAACCTGCAACCTAAGTTGAGGATTTGCTCCCTTCTCGGGTGCATTAACAACCTGACCCGATGCAATCTTTGCAATGTCGTTCGAGGTTTCAATAATCTCCTTCGTTGTGGCCTCCTGAGTAGGCATGATTAATTGCGATGCTAGATTAGGATCGATTGCTTCCAATACCTTGCGGAGATAAATATCGAATCTGCTTATTCCCTGCCTATCATAAGTTGCCATCAGCTTACCTACGGTATCCAGCTTTTCGATCACCTTGCTTTCGTCTGCATTCATCGAGTTCCAGCTAATATTGAAATCATACAACTCCGCAGTTTCATCCAAAATTAACTGCGCACCCTGCTCGTTGTTCGTAACCCGAAACCAAATCATCGGGCCGCTGTAAGTACGATCCAAGCACCATACACGCTTGAGAATCTCCTTCCATCCACTAAGCCAGCAATTTACCAGGTGCTGTTTGAGCGTATTAGCCTCCACCGCATCGTCAGGACCAGTCGGCCGACCCGTGATCTTTTCAGCCAGCCTGCGGATATCCATCTCTACTTGGGTGGATGCCGGTGAAAACCTCGGAGTTTCCATGAATCCAACCTCCCCACGCCTACGCACTCCCAAGGTAGCACCAGGGCCTAAACGCTCAGGCCGCCTGCCAATTTGGTACTCAATCGGTGGCATGGTAGTCATCGATGCGGCATCGCGCCTTGAGTCTAACTCTGTCTTTACCGCAATCTGATAACTCTTTAACAACTCAGGGTATCCGCGAGAGTCTAGCAAACGATGGTTTAAATGCTCTCTCGTGATACATACAAATGGATATCTGCCCTCATCGTACCCGATAGGCTCATGGAACCCAGCCTCTTCCATCTCCTCGGTCCAACAGGTCTTGGTAACCACAGGCACATCATCTTCGTCCAGCTCCTTACGATAAGTAGTAATTACTTTGATCAAACCTTCGTAGTGCTGACTCCCGTAGTTGTTTCCATAGTCATACGACATCATGGAGTCGCTGTAACGCTCCTCCTCGAAAAAGTCTTTTGCGAGTTTTATCGCTTCCTCTATCCAGTCGGCATCCCATCCCTCATTGACCTTCTGCTTTAAGGCTTCAGGCGTGTAATAGTGAATACAATGAATTGACCTGGCACTTTCCAAATCGATCACATTGCTGTCCACTATCAATTCGCGCCCAAGCTCATACGCTTTAACTGCGGGGCGATTAACAACCATCTTTTCAGTCGGAATTTCTGTCTCACCTGTTTCCCGAAGTTCCTTGAGCATCTTCTTGACCCTACGCTTCTTCAGCTTTGGGAACATTGGATAGAACATCTCCTCGACCCCTTCCTTCATGTCGGGATCTTCAATAGCCAAAGCCAATTCGGGTGACTGCTCCTCTATCTGTGCCAAGCTTATAGGCTCAAACTTCCTAGTCTTCTCCTGCTTCCAGTATGTGCCAAAGAAAGTAAGGCCGTTCTGTAACAAATAATTAGCACCTATCGATGCTTCCCTCATAAGCTCATCCATCGTACCCATCCGCCAACGCAAAAACTCACTCACCAGCTTGGCTGATGCAATGTCGCCCGATTCAACCGGGGCGGCGACCAGGTTGGCCTTAGTCAAAGACTGCACCAAGGTAGCCACATCCCCATCAATCAGAGGGTTTATAAGGTTGGGATCGAGGTCACTTGCGCCGTCCCACGGGAAGGCTTCAGGTCCACTCTTTTTGCCATCTCCAGACTTACCCGCCCATTCGTTAAAGCGAACCTCCCGAGCATCCTCGGCTTTATCCATCCACCATGACAAATTAGTCCTTGCTCTTTCGTAATCTTTTTTAAGCCCATCCACATCGGGCTTGTCCTCAAATATCTGTACTTCGTTTTCCATTTTAACTTTTTAAGTTTAGCATTTTATTTCTTATTTTTTTCAGGGCGTTCTGCTCGATTCGATGCAATGTGACTGCCGATGCTCCCACAAAATCCGCAATCTCCTCCAAGGTCATAGGTTCAGGATCATGCCCCTCTTCCATTAATTCCAATCCACTCTCCACCACCATTTCACGAAGCATGGCATCGATTCTCCGATCCATAGCCTGCGGAGACTCAGACCAATCGGTACAGGTTTTCCTCACCCTCCACCTTCTTTACTAATATTTTACTTTTCGGAGGGTGGTTATTAAGTGGCCTCTTCACGCACACACCCACACCCTCACGATCATCAAAATAAATTCGCATTAATCGAGGGTTAGGCACAGGGCCTAATACCCGAGCTTCAATAATCGATGGTTTAATCACTACAGGCTCTTCCTTAACCTCCTGGCCATCCTCCTTATACACCCTCTGTACCGTTGCCCGACTAAATCCCGATTCCTTGGCGACCTGTGGCCATGTTTTACCACTTTCACGAAGTCTGACGATCTCCTCGCGATTCTTAGGCATTACCTTTTTTACTTTCTTTTTAATAACTCCCTCCCCCAGTTGAGATTAATTCCTCCTCATCAAAATATTCAAAGTTTCCCACAGCGAACATTCTCACACAGTCCACATAGTCCTTTGCCGGATGCTTCAAATCACCAACCTGATATTCCTGCATACAAGCCACAAGGTTCTGACATTCATCCGAAATCATCAACTTGGGATGATTCTCCAATCCCATCTCCTTTGTCCGATCCCATGCCAGCAAATTATTAATCGCCTGTAATCCAGTCTCGATGTCCAACCCCCCCGCAGGGTTTACCGGCAAGCCCTCATCCGCTAAATCATCAATGATATTAGAAGATCCTTCCGACTTCTGATAACTCGCCGCTCCTAAACGAGGGTCAATTATACGATCCACCATCCGATCACCCTCCATTCTCCGAATAACCTCCGCATAATCCCGTAAACCAAACCCATTCGGCTGGGCGGCCTCGCCTGGGCTAACCTTATCTCCCTTCGTCATATCAATCCATCCACCATAAGTGTCAAAATCAGGAAACTCCTTAACCGCCCAGGCT